GCGCGCGGCTGTCTTTCGTCCTTGTAACTAAGGCCTCAGCTACCCGATTTGCATAAAGGGTATGAGGGACCGATCCCATCGGTCACGTTCCTCTGCTGACATTCCTGCCAGACGAGGCTCGTTAGACCACCCCCACCGTGGGGATGACCTAGCGATTGTGTAGTAGTGAACTGAGTCTGAAATTCTAGTACTCAGCGTACCACGTCGTAGTGCTCCATACATTAGGGTCTTAAGCATTGCTGGCTCATTCAATGAACAAGAGCCAGTGATACGCTCAAGACTCTTCAGCCACTTCTCGATCCCTCTTTCGTCGTAGTAGACGTCAGAGGTACCGGCGATCACCTCCCAAGGTTCAACCTTGAGTTTTGAAACGATCGGTATATCGGAAGCGTAATGCCAGACTCCTTCCTTAAAAGGAATCCCCTCTGGTGGGTAAGGTGAAACCAACCCACTGGTAATGCCCTCATCAGGTGGCACCCATTGACTGGCCTTGCGGCCGAGACAAGAGTGCACGAATTTGAGGGTATTTGGCAAAGGAATGCCGAATCTGGCGGACCAGACCGCTGAACGGTTAAATATGGAGTACAAGTCGTTCCTCCGAGGATATCTCTTAAAGTAGACACCTCGGACGTTGTGGCCCTGATAGAAATCGGACCCACACGACTCTCGAAAGGGACCAGACGCAAAACTCTTGTCGCGGTTGACCACAAGACCTAAAGTCTCACAGCATTTCGCCATGAGATTAAAGGCTTCATGATCGACGACAATGTCATCCCCGAATACGCCGAAGTTCCCGGGATCTGCACCGCAAGGGCGCGAGATTGGGATGTCCAAGGTTTTGTAAACCCCGAACACAACAGCAGCAAGCAGGGCTGTCTGGAGGGCAAAAGTGTAGCCATTACCCATAGTCGAGACCATACCAAGATTCATGGTCCCAAGGCCGTACGGCTTTAGATTCACCTCGCTGGTTCTCAGCGTGTTGATCCATTGCACAACAGACCGAGGGAACATATACGACACCATCCCAGTAGCGATGTAATCACTACATTGCTTAAGGTCCATGGTGGCGTAAATCCCGTATTCACTCCCCAGTTTAGCCAGCCAAGAGTTACGTGCTGGCTGCACAGTGAAGTCGATACCAGTGTGCTTTCTCAGCACACGATGCATCACCTCTCCTAAACCTAATTGGAAAAAGGTGTTGCAGGTAGGCTCGGTAACGCAGACCCTTTTGGTTAGATACGACTTCGGTTGAAGCGATAAATTGCCAACCGGCGTCAAGTCTATCGGTCCGTGCCGTGCTTTTCGGGCCATTTCGGCCGCTTCACACAGCGGGTTGTGTCGAACCGACACCTCGTACCAGGATCGTACGAAATCCGTTCCTGCTGACATCGGGCTATCCCCCAGCTTGAAATACAACTGAGTGGGACGTCTGCCCATGCCGAGAGAAACCCCGGGTCCAAACCGGGCTGCTTCCTCTATGGATGCCATGTTTGCGACAAGCTGAGTTCCACATTGGGGCTCAAACCAGTCGCGCAACATAGCACGAGCATACTCCAGCGCAAAACCAACCGCTGGGTCATGCCCGACACCAAGAGACCAGGTCTTACAGGCAAAATTCGCCTGCAAGAAGCTGAGCAAGGCTCTAGATTCCGCGTACGGGTCGCTCTCTACTTCTGTCTTTTTGAGACTGGAGGTGAGGAAGGCGGCACGTCGAATGTACCCCAAGTCTGTTCGATAGGGATCGATGATAGACTTAGGATCGAACCTAAGTTCGTCAGACGCTGTACGGAAACCCAGGTCACGACTAAGGACGTCGAAAAGATCAGAGCTAAAAGCAACAGTATCCACGTGATTCTCCAAAGGAGTTTAACCACAACGTCAAAATCTTCGCCATAAGCACACATCACGCTTAGGCTCCAAGGAGCCCTGACGTGAAGCATGCACGAAGATCATTCCCGTCAACCCAAAACAAACCACCGATGAAGGAGAGCAAAGCAGCCAGGTTGGCTGTATCGTTAATCTCTACACCAGCCGGAATAGCAAATTCCGCCCTAAAGACAATATTGGCAGGAGCTTGGTCTGCCATAGGGAGTCCTCCCTTAACGACAAGAAGTCGCCAAGTATTGCGCGGCACAGCCATCAGCTTACCAGTCACAGGGTTCACCTGTGCCAGTTGCTTGAACTGCGCCGGGCGCTGGAGCATAAGGATGAAGGGACTCGATGGACTATGTAAAGTGACACCTGTTTGGGTGCCCCCCAAAGCCGTGACCGCATACTGTTTAGAATGCGAGTTCGGAGGGGAGTCCAGCGTGACGGTGTACGTGGGACTGGTTAAACCAGTCATCGCTGCACCTACGATCGGCGAAGCCGGTGTTAAGGACATTTGGAATACTCCAAGGATGATACCCGATTAAGGGTGAAATCGCTATCTCCCAGTAGACGAAGGCAAACTCGCAATCACTCGCGATACGCCCGCGTTGTCCTGGCCAGTACCAGCGATAGGGTATTAATGGTCTGCCCGAAATTAGGCAGATTGAACCTGAACGATCTTAGCGACACGTTCAAGGGAGGCTTGCTCCGACGGAACTCGCGTGTTTCTACGAGACCGAGTGAAGGAAGCAGGGGGCCTGATATATGGTAGCTCGAACAAGGCATCGGCAGGCACGTCGTTAGACGCCGCTTCGCTATGCTTGTGGAGCCCCAGTACCAGACCAAATCCTGTGTCCCGGTGCAAGCAGCTCCAATCACGTCGCCTACATTTGTAAAGTAGTCGACGAGAAAGGAGTACGGTAACAACTCCCACATACTTGGGATAAAATCCTGCAGTCTTAGACTTGCAGAAATCCGAGCCCTTGTTGAAAGCGGAGAGTCTGCTAGCGATTTAACAGCTCCTTTGAGTTGTACCCTAACCTTACTTTCCCACGTATGTAAAATCTTGTGGGGGTAAAGCGGAGTATCGACGACGCTAGGGTCGGTGCCGAAGCACCTATCTTTAATCGTCACCGATAAGGGGATGAGCTCGGGCTCTTGAATAACCAGAGCTCTTGCGGCTTCGAGAATCGCCTCTACATCATTGATAAGAGGCACGACGCCGTAAGTCCACTGAAGGTACATGTCATTAAGCATATGTTGACGGTTCTCCACTCTTCTTAGAATGGAGTTATGATTCCGTCGCAATAGCCTGGCATAGTCCTCGGTGTGTCTAGTGACTCCCCTTAACGGGTTCCTCAACATCTCTATAGTCTCTTTGAGCTCGCCTATAAAAGGCATCGCTTGAAAGGGAGAATTCGCTTCCCTAACTTTACCGAGGAAGGCCACAACAGCCTTACGTTCGATTTCTGAGACGTCAGGCACAGCAAAGTTGAAATCTTGCCGTGCCCCTCTAAGAGCGACCTCACCATGCTTTTGGTACGTCATAGTACCATAGGCTCGGTTTGATCCCTTCCATCTAGTCCATCTCCACTTCACACGAGGTGACCTCACTATTTTGTAGCGAAGACTTCTGAAGTAAGAAGAACCAGCATCTAGGCCTTGCTTAATTCTCTCCTCCCAGTCAGGGTTTTCCTGACCGACGACGGTATCGGTTTTAGTCCATACTTTCGCATGGACCCCGGTATAACCGTTTTCGGTAATATACTTGGAGATTGAGACATAAGTCACCATTTTGGGACGAGGTTTTCGTCTCCGAAAAGGCTTCTTTTTAAGCACTAGGATGGCCTCGATGGAGTATAGGGATGTAGAGACCAGGCGACAAGCC